TCTCATCAGGGTATGAGCGGGACGGCATATCCCCGTTATCAGATCACCGGTTGGGACACAACCGAAGCCGGAATTAGCGCATTAATGAAAGCGGTCAGAATTTGCATGAGCTGCTATAAAGGAACTGTTGGAGTTGCTCCTAATACGGTAGTGATCCAGGCATCGTTGCCGGTCGGAGGATACGAAACATACGAGCCAGAAACCGGTCTTTTTATGCGTGCGCTGGATTTTGAAATTTGGCACGCCGAGGCTTTGTCTTAGAAAGGATTTATTATGAGTGGATTACCTGCGTTTGGAACAAAATTAATGAGCGGTCAACGCCAGGTCATTACAGCGACCGTCGTTTGTCCAACTGGAGCCATCACCGGAGCTGGAGACATCCACGCAACTATGACATCCGCACTATTGGGTGGTGGAACAGAGGTTGTGGATGTAGCGGTTTTACTGGGAGATACATCAGCCATCGTTGCTCAAAAAACAGTAGCTGCATTAAATCTTAATGCTGATTTTCTGGCTGATTTTATTGCTACGGTTGATGGGGCAAATGTGATCGTAACCGCATTACTACCAGCAGCGAATGAAGTAGCCATGAATCTGGCGCTTGAGGTTGTAGACGCAACCGGCATGACGGATGATACAACTTCCACGGCAACAGTCGCAGGAGTTACATATACCGAAATTGCAAAAGCGACTACGCCTGTTGGGCCAAGTATGAAACTTGATATGGAAGACACCACAACTCACGACTCCACTGGTGGATTCAGTGAATGCGTTCCAACCATTATACGAACCGGTCAAATGAAATTAGATATTAACTACGATCCAGACAATGCAACTCATGATGCGTCAACCGGAATTTTATATAGACATGCTAATAAATTGTTGGGCGCATATCAATTGAGATTGCCGGATGCTGGTCATACTATGTTTTCGTTTGACGCTTATGTTTCCAGTTTTGAGCCATCAGAACCGGTAGCTGGAAAAATAACTGCATCGGTAGCATTTGATATTACTGGCGTTCCTACACTTACGGGAACGTACTAAAAAAAAGAAAGAGGTAAATTATGGGCGGGTTAGCAGCTTTTGGTACAGCATTAAAAAGGGGAGCGACTACTGTCGCAAGCGTAAATAGTATTTCCGGCGGGGGAATAAAACTTGATATGGAAGATGTAACTGCGCATGACTCTACGAGCGGATTTGACGAAAAAGTAGCTACCATTTTACGATCATCTGAAATAAAAGTGGATATTAACTATGATCCGGATAATGCAACTCACAAAGCATTAATTGCGGACATGGTAGCAAAGACGAAAGTTACTGATTTTACGATTGTGCTTCCTGGCGGGCAGATTTGGGCTTATGCCGGAGCTTATGTATCTGGATTTGACCCATCCGAACCAGTCGCAGGAAAACTTTCTGCGTCGGTAACCATTACTCCAACCGGCGTTGTTACTCCACCCGCATAAGAGGAACCATGATATTAACACGAGAACAAATTCTTGAGGCAAATGATATCCAAAAAGAAAAAGTAAATGTTCCTGAATGGGGCGGGGACATTTACGTGAAGGGTTTATCTGGAATCGCCAACGAAGAATTCCAAGAATCTATCATTGAAATAAAAGAGGATGGCAAGCGCAAAGTTACTTATAAATATATGCGTGCGAAATTGCTAGCCCTCACCATTTGTGATGAGACCGGAAAACTTTTATTTTCAGAAGCGGATATCAAAGCTCTTGATAACAAGAGCTCTTACGTGCTGTCTATTATTTATGAGATTGCTCAACGGTTAAGTGGTTTAACAAAAAGCGACATTGAGAACCTAAGAAAAAACTTATAGAGCGTCCAGACAGACGATTTTATTTTCGTCTTGCGCGGGCGCTGGGAATGACCGTCGCCGAATTGTTGAGCAGGATCAGCAACAAAGAGCTGATGGAATGGCAGGCGTTTGAGCAACTAGAACCTTTTGGATATGAAATAGAAATGTTGGGACATGCACAAACAGCCTGTACCATTTCTAATCGACTACGCAATCCAGAAGAAGATCCCAAAAAAATATGGGACTTCATGCCAAAACTTGAAGATGAGATAGAAGAAAAGCCAGAACAAACCGTTGAAGATACGGTTACTGCTGTCAAATTGTTAAATATAACATTTGGCGGGAAGGATTTAAGAAAACCTAAATGACGACCCTGGAAGAACTTGTTGTTAAATTAACTGCGGACAGTAGCAAATACACCAGCGAAATGGATGCTGCTGGTAATAAAACGCAAGAATTTTCCGACAAAGCCGACAATACACAAAGCTCTTCAAAAAGTTTGGGGATGGCATTCACTGAATTAAATTCAGTTGTAAGTTTAGTAAAACAAGGAATTGAACTCGCCAAACAGGCATACGAAGCCACCGCCGGCGTGTTTTTGGATTATGCCGGTCAGGTACGCGATATGACTCGCGCTACCGGAATGTCCGCCGAAGAAACTTCCAGATTAATTCAGGTGGCCGATGACGTTGGAATTTCATACGAAAAATTAACCACGTCATTACAACTAGCTGCTAAACAAGGTATCGATGTATCCACAGAAAGTCTGAAAAGTTTATCCGATCAATATTTAGCTCTTGAACCAGGCGTGAAACGCACCCAATTCTTATTGGAGACTTTTGGTCGCTCTGGCGCTGACATGGGAAAAATGATGGAGTTGGGGTCAGAAGGAATTGATAAGGTCAACGCTAGTATAGAAGATGGATTGATTTTAACCGAAGAGATTTTGAAAGAAGCGCGAGCGCACGAAATACTGTCCGATATGTTGGGGGATGAAATACAGCAAGAGAAAATATTAGCTGGCATGACAGTTTCGGAATTGGTCAGTTCTGCTAAAATGGACATACTTATAAGAAAACGATCTAATGCGATGCGAGATGCAGCTGTTGCGGCAGGAGAAATGTCTTGGGCATATGCTCATGTCCATGATGCAATAGTTGATTTTGGAGATCAGGCTCGCGAACAAATCCAGGCTGAAATTGACCTGAAAACAGAATTGGGAGATACTACATCTGCGGTGTATGATCAAGCAGAAGCGCAGGAAGAACTGGCTCAAAAAATGAGCGAAGTTGCGGCAGGTATCGCTGGTAAGCCGACCGAAATCATGGTCAATTATCGGGAAGATCTTGCAGATCTCAAGGAAGAAGAAGCTGATCTAACTGCACAATTAGAATTAGCAATTTTACAGGGTTGGCAACCAACATCCGAAAAAGTTTTAGATTTAACAGGAAAACTAGCAGACAATAAAAAAGCGCAGGAGGATTTAGAGGGTGCTACACAACGCGCAATGTCGATGTTGGTTTATGAGGCATTAGCTGCTGATTTAGATTCGGATCAGGCTCTGATTTTAGCGAAATCATTGGGATTGCTCGATCAACCGTCCTATGATCTGGCTTTGATATTGGATGGTCTAAATAAAAAACTTGACGATGGAACTATTAGTTTTGAAGAATATACGGTAGCGGCTGGAATTGCTAAAGACAAACTCTTGGAATATGACGGAACTACCGCCAGCATGTACGTCAATACTTATTTGCAAACAGTACATCTGCCAGAAACAACATTGCCAGGTGGTGAGGCTTGGAGACTTACTCATGGCTACGCCTCCGGTGGATCATTTACAGTACCTGGTTCTGGCACTGGAGACCGTCCATATACTATCGGTCTAACTCCCGGGGAGAATGTAGCAATCACGCCAAAAGGGAAAACCGAAGATAATATGCGCGTTTTAATGGAATTAATTGCCAGGCAGAAACCAGCCACTGCGCGGGAAATTGCCTTAGCCGTCAGAGATGCGATACAGGCGATCCCATGAGCGTATACAGCACAATCATCATTGAATTGGAATTATCGCCTGGGGTTTGGACGGATGTTACTCATGATGTTTTGCAAGCTCCCGGGATATCTGGTAAACAGGGCATGCCGGATAATGCGCCAACCACGCGCGTTGCAGAACCAGGAACATTTAATTTTACACTTCGAAATGATGAGAGTTGCACTGCTGGAATCAATAATTATTACACCCCAGGGAATCCAAACTGTATTGCTGGTTTTCAATCGGGAATCGCAGTTCGGTTAAGATTAAAATATTTATTTCTCCCCCCACAAACCATCATGTACGGTCATATCCCTGCGGATGGGATCCAGATACAGACTGGCATTTTCACCGGTCGCGTAACCGTTGAAGTCCGTGATTATATGGAAATGCTATCTAATCATGAAATGTATCTCCCGCCATTCACAGAAGACAAAAGCATGCCGGATATCGTGGCTCTTATCGTTGCCAATAATCCTGTGGCTCCACTAGGCACAGAATACAATTCCGGAGAAAACACATTTGCCACAGTTTTTGATACTGTGAAACCAAAAACAGTAGCGATCACAGAATTAAATAAACTAGCAATTTCTGAATTTGGTTATGCCTACACAAAACCGGAACACAACCCAGCTATGCTGGAACCAGTATCCGATGAATTGCTGGTATGTGATGGAGAACTGACCAGAAGTAACGAAACCGTGTTGGCGCAAATTTTAAATCTAAATACAACCGAATCATTTTTATTGCAGGAAAATGGAGAACCTATTCTGCAGGAAAACGGGGAGGAAATATTACTTGATATTGCCGCCACAGAAGTGGATGCAATTTTTGATAATTCGATGGGAGTAATAGAAACTAGTCATGCCAGAAATTATTATAATATGGTGCGAGCAATCATTACTCCGCGCAGAGTGGATGCTGCTGCAACAACCGTTTTATACTCCAATTCAAAACCATTTTTCATCTCTGCTGGTGAAACAAAAATAATCAAAGCTAATTTCCGCGATCCAGAAAACTTGGCTACAAATGTAACTTGCGCAGAATTAACTACTCCAGTCGCAGGCACTGATTATAAATTCACTGCAAATGAGGATGGAAGCGGAGCTGACCTGACTGCCAGTGCGGGATTTAGCTATGTTCTGGGAGCGGAGGGAATCCAATATACGTTTACTCCGACCGCTGACGGCTGGGTATTTATTTTGCAGGCGCGCGGGAAGGGTGTCTATCTGTATGACAAAACAGAAGCAACGGTTGAAGATACTGCATTAACTGCTACTGATGGCGAAAGAATGCTCACTCTGGACATGAAATATCGCGATAGTCCAATCGAAGCAGATATTATCGCGCCCATTTGGTTGAGCAAATTTAAACAGAAAGACACTCTGGCTGAAAAAGCTAGTTTTATAGCCAACCGTAGTGAATTCTTAATGATGGCATTTATCGCTTTACAAGTGGGCGATAAAGTATGGGTAAAAAACACCAGGGCCGCCATTGACGCAGCCTATTTTATCAACGGAAAAGAATTTAATATCACAGAAGGCGGGATCATTCATTACAGTTATATTCTGTGCCCTGCGTCATACGATTCGTATGTCTTCTGGGAATTGGAAGTGGTAGGAAAATCAGAACTTGGAATTACTACCTGGTTGGGAATATAGAAAGGAAATTATGAAATCGAGATACGCTTACGGAAATAAAATTGAGTATGCCGATGATCTGGCGCATGATCGTTTGGGAGCAAATGCGGTTTATATGGACATGATAATCAAGCAATTAATCGCATTGGGACATACTGGATTAATTGAGACCGTCAAGAAAAAACCAATCGGAAAACCAGTTTATGCACTCATAAATCATAGTAGATGGATCGCACGATGTGATTACTGCGATTCTGCTGCTGCGGTGAATCCAGATGGTGGTTTTTTCTGTTTGACATGCCTCAATTTGAAAAATAATAATCGATCACGACCAGTCGTGTTTCCAGAAAATTATAAGGAAATTGAGGAATTGCTTGAGAAACGAGAACTACCGCGTAACAGAAACTGGCTCATAGGCGAACCAATAGAAAATCTGATAGTGGAAAATGCTGCATTGGAGAGTAACCATCTCTCCAGTATACCACAAAAAGGAGTTTTAATATGAGCTTAACTACTTTTAGAAGTTGGATTTATGGCGAGCTCGTAACGGTTTCTATGATGAACCAGCAAATCAGGGACAATGGTAACGCCATTTGGGTTGGAACTACTGCCGGCGATATGGATTATTACACGGGAGCGACCGGAAAAGCAAGATTGCCAATTGGGACAGCAGGTCAGATTCTTAAAGTAAACGCCGGTGCTACTGCTCCTGAATGGAAAACCGGAACAGGATTGTCTTGTTATGCGTCTTTTACTGGGGGTAGTGTAGCAGGGGGAACGCAAACAACATGGACGGATATTGCATTGGCAACAGTTAATATAGTAGTACCACATACAGTAACTTTATTCGCAATTGCAGTTGGGCTTGCAACTATGTCAAGTGTTGGAAATGGAGAAATTCGCTGGATGTTAGATACTACTGGACAAATAGGAGCTAACACTGGTTCCGCTAATGTGCCTATAAGCGACACTTTTACGATATTAGGAGTAAAAACTGGCGTAACAGCAGGAACAAAAACATGCAAACTACAATATCAGGTATCGTCCGGAGACACACTTGGTGTTTCCTCGATAGCTGGATTTGTATTGGGATTTGCTGAATAATTATAGCCTCTCTTTATGGTATGATATAAAGCATGAAAAGAAAAATAATAATCATCCTCCTGATATTTTTTGTTATTGGTTTAGTTTTTTATATTAGACCAGCACTATATTATTTATTTAATGATCACATCAATGGTTTTTATGAACCGATAACAAACACGCTTATTTGTGATGCCGAATTTATGTGCTTACATGAACAAGGCCATAAAATAGACGACGAACATGGATGGATAAGCAGAACTCAAGAATTTAAAACAGCCTTTGAAAAATATTCAAAAACCTATAATGGAAATAGAGTAAAAGAATATTTGGATTGGTATTTTAGTATCAGTTTATACCATAAGGTTTATTCAAAATTTAGTTATTATCAGGAAGTTTATGCGGAAATTTATCAGGTACATGGTGGTCGAATTGAATGGATGCCAGAGTATCTACAAGAATTTTACATTGAGTAAACCATGACCAGTGCATACCTAGAAGTGGTAAGGATAGGATAAACTATGAGCAATAGAATTTCAGAACTTCCAGTTGCGAGCGAGGCGATAGCCGGTAACGACCTGGTAGCCGTAACAAACGTGTCTCAATCAGGAATAGGGGAAACGCAGAAATTTAATTGGCTGGAAATGCAAAACGGCGGATGGATTAATATATTTGATACTTGGACTTATGCCAGTGCAACTACTATCACTGTACCAGCTGGGGCAACTGCATTGTACTCGGTTGGTATGTCATTAAGATTCAAGCAAGGTGGCGCATATAAATATTTTTACATTATAAAAGTAGAAAATGCATTATTGACCG